TGTGCTGCTACTTCCATTACTGGAGCGTTGCTTGAAACGTAGATGTCTACGCCGTAGAGGTTTCCGATAAGACCAGACTCTACACCACGACCACCAACAAAGTCTGAAGACACATAACGATCAATGCCCATCAGAGACTTACGTACTGCAGGTGGAACTACAACACAACGGCCTTCCATAGGTACGTCAGCGTCGTCCATCAACTTGATAGCTTCACGGAAACCAAGGTCAGTGAAGTTGTCGCCTGAAGTTACAGTATCAACAGCATAAGCAGCAAGGCCAGAAGCAGCATTGAAGTAATAGCTGTTGCTGTTAACCCAGTTAGCACCAGTGTTGGCTGGAGTCTGAGTACGAGTACCGTCACCAAAACCAGTAGCGGCATTGATGAGATCAGTGTCTACCTTAAGAGCAAGCTGGTAGCCAGCGTCTTCAGTGTAGAACTGACGGAGGCTGTTAAGAGCCTGTACTTCTACGATGTCTTCAATCAGACGTGAGTACTCGAAGTGACGATCAACAGTGACAGTCAACTCTGACTCAAGGTTTGCTTGAATGGTTACTGCAGTTGATTCTGCCTTAGCAGAAGCTGAACCACGAGTAGGCTTAGGAATGTGGATTACATCACCTTTCTTGCCAGCCATTTGAATGCGCTTGACAAGTGGAGCCATCTTAAGGTTCTTTTGGTATGCAGCAATAATCTCATCACTCCAGATTTCTGGAATAAAAGTACTTGCTGCTGTCTTGTCTACCACAGCATTAGCTGTGAAGTAAGTTCCCGAAGTTTCGTTAGCCATGATTAATCTCCTTTAGATTACTTGACCCGACCCTCCGCGTATGCTGTCAGTATTTCATCTGACAATGCTTGATAACGCTCAGGGTCTGTTTTCATTAGTTTAATAATGTCGGACCTGCGATATACTTTTTTACGTGAACCCTCACCAGTGCCTCGTGCATTGCCTGTATTAGCTGCCTTGAGTGTCTGCTTACGTGCCTGTTTTTCAACTTGGGCGGTTTGCTGTGCAACTGTCTTCCGTTCTTTCCAGAGTGTAAACAGTTCATCAGCAGAGTCAGCATCGTACTGTTGGTCAGCTGCTACAAACAACTGAGTCCTAATCTTAGATGCCTTAATCCATTCTGCAAATTTAGGATCACTAAGGATCGTTTGCATGTCTGGATGTTTAGCTTGAAGCGTAGCAAGTGACGACTGCTTTTTGTACTGCTCAGTGTATTGCTGTGCTTCTCTAATCTTAGGATGATTCTCAATAGCACGATTAACGGCTGCTTGAGGATCTGTAAAATAGTCAATATCGTCTTCAGGCTCAACGTGTTGCTGTTGAGGTGCTGAGGGTGTTTGAGTAGCAATGTAATCATCCACCACTTTACGAAGTTCACCTACTTCAGAAGACTGACGGCCTAGTAGCTTTTCAGCTTCTTGGTGCATTTGTACTACTTCTTCTAAAGACTTACCTTGATACTTATCTGGTAAGTTTGGTTCTTGAGGTTGCTCAACTTCTTCTTGTTGAATCTCGTTAACTTCGTTTTGTTCGATTTGATCCGCGTTTTCCTCTTCAGGACGGGGATCTAGAATCGTTGCTCTAGACATGATTAAACTCCGTGATCGTTATCATTATGGAGATGTTATTGTTTACCTGCTTTTTCATGCTCTTTCACCCACTTCATATGCGCTCCGGGGAATGAACCGTCAGAGCCATTAAGGTGAAAGGATGGGGCAGATACCATTTTTGTAGCATTGGCACCGCAACCGCACCTACTGGTTGTAACAGTGCCTTCTACAAATTCTTCAAATATATGTCCGTTAGTACAACGGAAGTCAAATACTTTATACATCTACAGGTTCTTCATCTTCTGCTTCAGCTTGATCTCGAGCAGCCTCTATAGTTCCTTGCAGATTAATAACAGTTGCAAAAGCAGCTACTTGACCTTTACGGAAAAACAAATCTTCCTGATCTTTAACTGTTTGAATATCTGCTAACTGTGTTGCATTATTAGAAAGTTCATTTACGAGTTGTTTGAAACCTTCGTGGTTGAAGAGTTCGTTGTAGTTGTTGAAGTAAGTTTCAAGCTCGGGTGTCATGTTTTCCTCTAAAGTTTACTATGTATATTAATAGTATAGCATGTTTTTATAAAACTGTCAAGCTTTTTTTGAAGTTTTTCTTCGTCGGCCTGATGCTGTGACTGCGTGTTTGATTTTAGCTGGTCCTGTTTTACGACGTGCAGAAGATTTCTTTTCAGCCGCTGTCATCTTTGCTGCAACAGCTTTGGGTCTACAAGAAGGGTAAGGACGTTTACTCTTGGTAGCTGACTTACGTCCACAAGGCTTACCTGTCTTAACGTCTACCCACTCTTCTTTAAACCACTTCTTAAGGGCTGCACCTTTCTTACTTTTTCTTACGGCCACTTTTATTACCCCAGTTTTTAGCTCCTACCTTACGGCATTTAGCTACAGCACCAGAAGCGTATGCAGAAGGCCAGACTTTGTACCTAGCTTTGACCTTACGCGCACAAGCGTCGTTTGCCTTCTTACGTTTGGTTGCCATTAGTAACCTCGTTGTCCGCCGGGACGCGTTGGTTTCTTTTTGTTAGTCGCTGTGCGTTGACCACGCTTTGGTAAAGCAACTTTCTTTTTAGGCTTCATCGATTTCATTCCGTAACCGGGCATAGCTTTCTCCTTTGCTGTCTTAGACAGATCTTCAAAATGGAAAAGTTTTACAGATGTTTTTCCGTGAGTTTTACCTGAGTGTAACGACCCATCAGGCATCTTGTGCGTACCGCCTGTAAACTCAGTGCCGTCACGCTTATAATGTTTTACACCTTTAGCCATAGTATTACCATTTTTTACATGACCAGTATCTAGCTGTTAGCTTACTGGGCGGGTTTGTATCACACTTGTGACGCGCTCTAAACGACTTACGTCGCGCTGGTTGGTCTTTTTTAATAGTCATCTTGGCGTCACCAAAACGTATAGTCTTAGTTTTATCGCCTTGTTTGGCTACTACTACAAACTTCTTAGTTGGGTGACTAGGCGTCCGCTTTGGCTTGTTGTACCCGCTTACGCCCGCTCGTGCTAGTTTTGGATCCTTGGACTTGGGCATTACATAGTTCCTCCACCTTGGTTTCCAGCTGGTCCACCTTGACCTCTAGGTCCTGTAGGCGTTGGAATGTTCCTTGGAAGTGGTTGTTGACTTGGTCCAGCAGGTGCTGCATTTCTTTCTGCGTTATTAACATTGGTTTTACCTTGTATTTGCTTCTCTTTGAGGAGAGTATCAGCAACTTTCATACGTCGCTCAAACTCTTTATCTTCAGCGTCACCTTCACGAAGGTTTCGGGTGATAGCATTAATCTTGTCAATCTCTAGTTCTTGCGGTACTGCTTGAGCCTCTGCAACCAACTTAGCAGCACGTGCCTGCGACTCTTGAGCCTGAGCAGACAACGCTGCGGTTTGTGACTGCTGGAACTGCATCTGCAACTGTTGTATCTGTTGTTGCATTTGTTGTGCTTGCGGATTAGGTTGTGAAGCCTGAGCAAGGGCCGCAAGAAGTTCTTCACGGTTAGACAAGTTCATGTTGTCAATAACAGATTGAATAAGTGTATTGTACAACGGTGAGTCTTTACCCATAGTCTGTAGCAACTGTACAAGCTGAGTGACTTCGTATTCACGTGCAATAATACCAAGAGTACTGCTTGCGTTAAACTTATAGTCAGCTACAGGGTAGTTCTCAGGGTCAAACTGCATGTAACGATACGCAGCTTTCTTAACAAATGGAATTAAAAACGACTGTTGGAAGTTAATCAATGTACGTTTGTGGCGTTTAATAATAGCGCCAAGAGACATACTAATACCAGCGGCAGTACTTTCGCCATTAACCTGACCTGCAATTCCTGCTGAATCAACGGCTCCAGTAGCTTGCTGTACCATTTGCTGCAATGCTCCGGCTTGAGCAAAAGTGATTTGATTAACTTGACCAAAGTTAAAGGGTTGAAGTACTTCACGAGGATCTCCGTTGGTCAGAATCATCTTACCGGGGCG